TCTATTTAATAACCGAACAGCAGTTGCTATTTTAAAGGGTGCTCTCGATGATAGTAGTGCAGGTCGAGTGGTTCAATGGAATTCAACTACATCTCGTTTGTTAGAATTAGGTATCGAGAGTGAATTTGTATTTAAAGGAAAAATAATAATCATCGTTAATGAATTTAATACTCGAAATAATGATATTAAAGCAATTCAATCGAGGTGCTATAATGTTACAGTTTTCTTCAATTTAAAGGAAAAATTGGCTATTTTGAAGAAATTTGTTAGAAAAAGAGAAGAAAGGAAGGTATTTAAATTACTATCAGAATTCGTCACAGAAGCCCATACGTTTGATTTAAGAGTGTTCTATAAATTGGTGAGTATATATACCAAAAAAGGATTAAACGCTCTTAAAATGGCTTTAAAGGACATTGTGGTGGAAGATGAAGGGATGGTTGCTTACTTTAAAGCAACGAGAGATAAAAGTCTCAGGGTGAGACAACAAGTGAGACTTTTTAGTGAGGACTCTGGGCTTTCCAGAGCCACATTTTATAGGATTAAGAAAAAAGTCTCAAAGTCTCATAAATAAAACATGGAGGATATACAAAATGGATAAAAACGAATATATAGATTGGTTAGATTGGCATTACACAGAATTAGTTAAAGAGTTTATAGCAATTAAAGGAGAACTTTTTCACGAATATTGTGAAGAAGAATATAATAATGCAAAGGTTGGGAATAATTAAAGTCCCTTCTTTCTAATTTTTTCTTTTTCTTCTTCTGTTAATCTTTTAATTATTTCTACCGCTCTTTCGTCCCAATGTTGTAATGGTGATTCATCTAATTTTGATTCTAATTCATTTAAAGGTTTTATTATTCTTTTATCATTTAAAGCCAATTCTAATTGTCCTTCTTGAACGTTTTCTAAGATTCTTCTTTGATTATATAAATCTAATTGTAATTGTTCTTGACTTATATATCCTCTTAAATAATCTTCTATATACATTTTAGCATTATTAATTGCGTCTAATTCTATTTGACTATGTCCATATGAACATTTATCATCTTTACAACTCATTTTAAATCACCCCATGTCCATATAAGGACATAATTATTGCTATTGCACCTATTAATGCTATTATTTTTTTACTCATCTTTTTCCTCCATCTTTCTCATTATTGCTGTGATTACTTTTGTGGTTACAGCATTACCACATTGTTTGTATCTTTGTGTATTACTTACTCCTTCTGTCCAATTATCTGGAAACCCTTGAAGTCTCTCACATTCTAATGGTGTTAATCTTCTAACTGCTGACTCTGTTGTTAACTTGTAATTACTTCTTGTTGCTTTTAAAGCCGGAGATTGTTCTACCATTTCATTTTGATATTTAGGACTTGCACCATCATCTACACATAATACTTTTGGTTGTCTTTGTCCTCCTTGCATACTATTTAAAGTTGGACTTATACCCTCATCAGAATACACTCTATCATTTGAATGTGTTGGTTCATTTACTTGCAATATATAATTTGCATCTGGTGGAGATTTATAGTATTGTGCTAAGACTGTTCTAGCAATTTGGGCATTCTCTCCCCTCTCTTTATTCTCCTCATTAAACCATTCTTCAATTTGTCTGAGAGGTAATACTTCGGGTCTACCTTCTCCTCTAAGATTTCCGATAATAAACACCCTCTCTCTGTTTTGGGGAACTCCATGAAATTTGCTGTTAAGTACCATCCATTGAACATCATACCCCAATTCTGAAAGCGTTTGAATGATGACTTTAAAAGTTTTCCCTTTTTCGTGATTGAGTAACCCTTTGACGTTTTCAAGGAATACAATTTTAGGTCTTTTAACTTTAAGAATTCTTGCAATGTCAAAAAACAAGGTGCCTCTAGCTTCTTCAAATCCTCTTCTCTTTCCAGCAATGCTGAATGCTTGACAAGGAAATCCTCCACAGAGCATATCAAAGTCTGGTAATTCACTTGGGTTGATTTTTGTTGCGTCTCCATAATTTTTGTGTTGGAAGTGTTTTTCATAAGTTTGGATTGCGTACTTATCAACTTCTGAGTACCCAATGCATTCTGCTTCACTACCAATTGCTTTTTCAATTCCATATTCAAATCCTCCTATTCCACTGAACATACTAAAATATTTCATTTAATCTCCCTCCAAATTTAATTGTCCTACATTTAAAGCGACCTTACCACACCAAGGGCATCTTTTACATAATCCATCATTGTAAATTTCTCCACATTCACAATCAATGGTTCTAAATTCTTCTTTAGCAGACATAGTATATATAGACACTAATCATATATAAAGATTTAGCTACTCCAATGTATATATTCTAGAAGCTATATCTTTATATATTAGTAGCGCTATATATACATACAATGGTTGATATAAAACAAAAGATAAAAGAAGTACTTGATGATAAAACATTTACATACTTAGAAAGAATAGGATACTTTACATCTCCAGCTAGTGCAGGTAGACACTTAGCTATAAATGGTGGATTAGCATTACATAGCTATAATGTATATATAGTACTATTAGATATAGTACATAAGTACAATATAGATATAACTGATAAAGAAGTAGCTTCTATAGCTCTATTACATGATGTATGTAAGAGTAATTGTTACATTGATAATGTACTTACATCTGGTAAAGTAAGTGAAGCTAAACCTTATAAGTTTAATGATACCTTACCATTAGGACATGGGGATAAGAGTGTGATTATGTTATTACAAGAAGGTATAGAACTAACTGATAAAGAGATGATGTGTATAAGATACCATATGGGAGACTACACATATACAGATATGTCTCAATGGGATTTTGCTAAGAATCTAATAACAAAAGCAGGATATTGGGAAGTAGTGATGGCTACCCATTTAGCAGATATGATGGCATCACAAGTATTAGAGGGAAAGGAAGAACTATACTCTAAACTATATATTTGAACAGCTAAATGTTTATATAGTAGTAGCGTGTATATATAGTAGAGTAATGGAGGAAATCAAAATGGAAAAAATACAAAGAATAGCAGAAGAAGTAACAAATTTTTTAGATAAAAAAGCAGAAGAAAATAATGCAACAGAAGCAGAAATAGTATCAGTATTAGAACTTGTTAAATTTGCTTTACTAGCACAAGCTTGGGAAGCATCTAAAGAAGGTTCAATTAAAGATGCAATATCTGAATTGAAAAATATGATGGGGGTGTAAAGTGGGATTAGACCAAGTAATAGGAGACCAAAGGCAGGTAGCAATCATAAGACAATCTATGTTAAAAGCTGCAGTTGACTCCTTAGATAAGAACTCATCTGTGGAAGATATAATTGAGAGGGGAAAAGAATTTTTTCACTTTGTCTTACATGGAGAAAAGATGATAGAAATACCAGACGTAGATTTAAAGAAGTATATGAAGGAGGACAAATAATATGCCATATATAAACAAAGAACATAGAGATAAGATGTTGGTTGGATTAGACTTTCAACTAAGAGACTTATCAAAAAAAGAATCCTATACTGTGTGGAACAACAACACATCAGAATTCCACAGAGAAGGACAACTAACAGATATGGAAGGGAATGTACATGAACTTAATGAAACTAAGTTTATGAAAGCAGATGAATTTAAAAGATTATTTCCTGGATGTAACAAGAATAACAAAATAGAGAGAATGGTGATAATTGATGGACAAGAGTTCACATACCCAATGCCAAAGAGTGTTGATGACCAAGTAGAACAAACAATCGCAATACTAAATTCAACAGGGATAAATGCTTTACAAGCAACATTCAAGGTAAGTAAAACAGGTAGTGGATTATCAACAAGATATCAAGTAGCTATGGGTGGACAAAGTACTCCAGTAGCAACTCCTAGTCCTCAACCAACACAAGATAGCATGCCAATTGTTGTGGAAGAAATTAACGCAACAGTAGAGAGTGAAACTACAGCAAACCGAGAACCTTTGGTTCTGACAGAAACAGAGCAACAATTGGTTAATGCTCTTTTAGAACAGAGTAAAACAGCAGGAAGAACATTCAACTTTGATGAAGTGAAACCAACATTCATAAAGTATGACATCACAGAAGATAGAGCAAAATTAGTATGGATGGATAACCTACAATGAATGTAATTGAAGCGAGAATAACAGGAATTGAACTAGCCTTTGATAAGCTATTAGCTTATCTTGGTTTAGATTATAATGAAGATTGTGAGATTGTGGATGTGAAAGAATGATAATAGATGTAGATTTACCTAAACCATTCCAACCAACAACAAGAGAAATTGTTGGATTCTTTGGAAACTGTGGTTTAGTGGGGGAAGAAGAGAATGCAATACTGCTTACATTAGCAGCAACCAACAAGATACCTTGTGGTGTTGAGAGCCTTAGTGGTTCTGGTAAAACAGTATTGTTGGATATAGCTATGCTACTACTCCCAGAAGATGAAATCTACAAGTTAGGATTAACAAGTAATACTGCAACTATGTATGACTACAAAGCAGTGAACAATGCTGGAATCATTTACATAGAAGAATTACAAAAAGCAATCAACTCTAACAACCCAATTATGGTAGAAATACTTAAGAACATAACAGAAGGAAAATCAATTACAAGAAAAGTTTATGATGCTGTCTCTAGAAAGAATGTAGACTTTAAGATAAAAGGAGACTTAGGGGTTCTCTATTCATTAGCCCTGGAAAACAAAACAAAGAAAGATGATGAACTAGATAGAAGAGTAATTAACTTTATGACGGACATCTCTCAGAAACAGAATAGGAAAGTAGTAAAATACATTGGTAAATCCAGATTCTGTAAAAGCCGTCTTAAGATACAAGAAGAAGAAATGTCTAAAAAATTATGTGGACATATAAAATCTGTTCTAGCATTATCTTCTAAAACTGTAGAGAACCCCTTTGCTGAATTCATAGCAAAGCAAGTACCAGTACCTTTTGTAAAGGTTAGGAGTCACATCAACCACTATTACAACTTAATAGATGCTTGTACAAAGTTCTATTTTAAAGATAGAACATCTAAAGATGAAGCTTACTTTTCATCAATGCAAGATATATACACTGTGCATGCTTTATATGGTAAAACATTTAATAGAAAGGTTCATAACTTACCACAACTTGGTGAAGATATTATGAAGATATTTGATGGGGATATTAAAGGTTGGAAGAAAGATAAAGAGAAAGCACAACAAACACTATTCCAAGATGAAGAAGGAGAAGATAAGATATATCATTCAACTACAAAAATACATACCTTTTTAAAGGATAAAGGAATATTGTTAAAACACAACACAGTCCAACAACAATGTGAGGATTTAGTAGAAGCTGGATTCTTAGGAAAGGATATCATTGGTAGAAAATTCCTATACCATAAAACTGATGAAGTAGAAGAGTTTGAGAATAAGTTTGACTTTACTGAATGTTTAAAGGCAGGATATGATAATATGAAAAAACACTTTCCAGACATAGCAGATGAATGGTATCAAAAGCAATTGAATGAAGATGGAAGATTAAAATTATTTCATCCAATAGAAAATGAAACTTACTCAATGGAGGTAATAGAATGAAAAGATATAATATAAGTGATTATGAAAAGAAATGTTCACTGTGTGGAAGTGAATTAATCAACATGGGGGACATGTGGATACACCCAGACACAGATTGTTTAGTAGATGATGGTGTAGTTACAGCAAAGAAACAAGCAATATTTGATGTATGGATGGAAGAATATGGAATACCAAAGAGGAGTAGTTCAGAAAATATAAAAAGTTTACTTAAAGATTTAGATGTACAAATAAAAGCATCAATAAAATTAGGAAAAGAATGTGATAAATTAGAATCTGAAAATACAGGTTTAAAGGAATTATTACAAGTATACGAAGAAAGGAAGTGGTATAAATGGTTATGGGAAAGCACAAAGGGAATGCTTATGAAAACAAAATCTACAAAGAATTAAGAAACTTAATTCCAGATATAAAACTCACAATAGGAAGTGGTAACTCTGAAAGAGATGCTGACTTAATTAGTGATAAGTATGTTATAGAGATAAAGCATTATAAGAAACTAAGTGAAAAACAAATAGAAGATTTCTTTGCTAAAGTATATGGTGAAGCAGTAGAACATGATAAATTACCAATCTTACTATACAAAGAAAACTACAAAGATGCTAAAGTAATGATGCATGCCACCATAGGAGATTATACATTACCTTGTACAATCTCTTATAAAAGTTTTAAGGAGATAATCAAATGAGTAAAGTAATGATAGGAACAGTCACATATCATGGAAAGGATTATTGTAGACATGAATTTCTTGACCATAGAGAATTCATAGAAGATGTAGTAATCCAAGAAGTATGGACAGATGGTTATGAAGGAAAGAGTAGTAGAGATAGAATAACAGAAGGTTATAATGAGTTACTTAAGAAATTCCTTGAAAGTGATTGTACTCACTTACTAACTCTTGAAGCAGATATACTCCCAAAGTTATGTGTAGTTGAAGAATTACTTAGACATGATTTAGATGTAGTTGGAGCAATGTATACTGTTGGTCCAAAGAAATCAAGATATCCTTGTGCATTTACTGGAGAGAAAGTAAGGATAAGACATCCAGCAACAGGAAAGTCTAGAATGTCTATTCAATCAATAGAATGGCGAGATGTTACAAGTGGAGAAGTTATAGAAGCTAAAGGTGGATGTGGATTAGGATGTTGTTTAATCAAAAGAGAAGTCTTAGAAGCTATTGGAGAGTTTAGATTTGGTGAAGCACATTGTGATATGTATTTCCATGAAGATGTTTATAAGAAAGGATTTAAAACCTTTGTTGATACAGGATTATACTGTAAGCATAGAGGAACTTGGGAAGAGTGGACAGAAGTAATAGCGAGGAATGACTTTTAAAATGAAACTATTTGTATATGGAATATTGGTAGGAACCAGAGAAGATGCAAAGTATGCAATTCTTCCGGGATTCAAGAAGATAGTTAGAGGACATGATACTATAATTAGTGCTAGTGTAACAGACTATGTTGAAGGAGAAATGTTTGAAGTAACTAAAGAACAATTAAAGAATTATGATTGGATAGAAGGATATCCAGATTATTATATTAGAAGAAAAGTAAAAGCATTTAGAACTGATGGACTAGAAGAGTTAGTTTGGGTTTATCAACAAAGAACTGATGCCATTAATGATAAACTTATGGTGGCTGAATGAAGTTTGAAACTCCTTCTGCAACTATAAGAGGAGAAAAAGCAGCCTTCCTTTGTGGGGAATATGAAGGGATGAGTTTGGGGATTAAACTATTGGCTGATGAAATCAAAAAAATATTCCCTAAAAAGAGAATTATAGAGATTGTAGACATTGCTGTTAGAAATGTTTTAGAAGAACATAAATTAATTAAATTAACTGGAATGCCAAAAAGTGAGGGTTTTTCAATAAGTTCTAGGGGGGGAATATGATAAAAGATTATTTAGAATATTATTATAGGAAGTATGGATTTCACTTTAGAGTTCAAAGATTCTTTAAATATCCAACCCCATGGCACAACTATAAAGACCATAAATATTCAGAATACTTATCTTATCATGGACATCCAAACCATAGAGAAGTTTTACCCTCTGAATTATGTTTAGATTTAGATTATCATTCAAAAGATGCAACTAGAGAAGAAATAAAAGAAGCACAAGATAAAACTGTTGAAGATATACAAAAAAGATTAACTAATAAAAAGATATCCTATTCCTTGTGGAAGAGTGGAGGAACAGGATATCACTTCCATATTTTCTTTGATGAATTATTAAACTATGGAAAGTATGAAAGAGATGAAATCAAAAGATTATTATTAAGAGATATCTGTTATGGATATCTAACACACCATGAAGGGAAAGCACATGTTCACTTAACTCCAATGATACAATTAGAGAATTGTAGAAGTCGGAAAGGTGGAATGAAGTCACTGAAACACAGTGAAGATTTTGGAGAGAATCAAATAGAAGATTCAGTACTTATCAAATATGATGTTGATAAAGCTATGGCACAATATACAATTAAGAAGATACCAATCACTAATGGTGAACCAGATGATATAAAATATTTTCTATCAAATGATATGGTTAATACTGATGGTAAAAAGAGAGTATTGTTTATCTTAGCAAGTTGGTATGCACAACAAGGATTAACAGAAGATGAATGTTATTCTAAATTATGTGAATGGAATTCCTATACTTTAAGGGGTTATTTGTTTTTAAAGCAAATTAAAGGAACAGTAGAAGGAGTTTATAAAAGTAAAAGAAGAGTTAGTGAAAGATACAGGAGAGATTTATTAAAAGAAATAGGGGTTAAAATTTAACCCTTTTTAATATTAATAATCCATTACAAGCATAAGTTACATAATCTTCTACCCACCAAGGATTATCTTTTTTAAATTCAGAAATTGCTTTTAACAATCCAGGACCACCATCCTCACCAGTAACACCAAAGCTAGATATATCATGAAAGCCCAAATATTCTTTAGCTTTATTCCCATGAAGTTTTAGTTCTTGAGATAATTGTTTATATGTATGTAATGTATCTATGAATAAGAAATCTGTTTCTTCTATTTCTATTTTTAATACATCTTCTATTATATATTCAAAATTATCTTGCTTAGGTATCCTATGTGTTTTCTTTGTTGCTTCAATATCATAAGATTTTAATATCTTCGGTTTTCCCATTAAAAGCGCATAAGTAGATAGTACATCTCTTACACCCATTTCTGTTATGTGTTCACACTTCTCTGCATATTCCCTTAATTTAGGTAAATGATAATACATATCTGTGTGGTCTCTTTTACATTCTATTTCATACATTTCTTTAATATCCATAGTGATTCCCATTCCATATTAGTTTTTTACTATCCCTTACATTTCCATCCATATACCCAAAATTTATTTTTTGTTTCCATAAGACATAATGATAACTTAATTGGTCTCTTCTAGTATATGTATCTACATACTTAAACCATTCCTCATTTAAAGGAATTATTTGTTTATTTCTTAAAATAATATTACATGATGATAACCCATTTTTTGTGGGGTATTTCTCCTTTTTTAAATGTTCCATCATCTTCTCTATATTTTGTTTTTTATCTAAACCATTACAAGATATTGCCTCTTTATAAATACACATCCTTTCTGGATGTTTAAATGTATAAATTGGTTTCTCTGTATACTTATCAAATAATTCATTTAAGTTTTCTCTAATCCTTACATTTGCATCAACCCACATAGACCTTTCATATTCATTAACATATTTGTGAGATAATATCTTTGGTTCTTTGTGATTTAAATTCTCTATATATACCATCTTCCATACTTCACTTGTAAGTCTATGGTCATCTGTAAAACAAATAAAATCTATATCTGATGGTGTTACATTTGGTCTTATCAAAGTATCATACTTATTTGTTATTGCTGTATAAACTACTTTTTTATTAGGCATGGTTTATCCCTCTCTGTCCAAGCATCAATTATATTGTTGTTTGGTACTAAATGTTTCCAATAGTTCTTATGAACTGTGGATACATATACTGTGCTATCTTTACATTTTAAATCTTGTAGTGGTATATGTTGTATACTATCTGGTTGAATATTATTATGTTTGATAACTCTCCATTGTTTATAATCTTCATCAATCTTTATCCCTTCAAAAGTATATAATCTATCTGTCTTCCAAGATTGTTTACTCCAATATATACATTGTCTTAATACTGAATCAATAAGGATATTATTATTAGAAGATTCCATAGCTTCAAAAGCTAATCCTCCACCAGCTACCCAATATATTGTACCCTCTGGTAACTCAAAATCTATTGGAGATTCACTGGTATGAGTATAGATTAAATGTTTCTTATCTATTCCTTCATCATGTGGTCTAACATAGGATTCATTAATATGTTTGTTATAATATTTATTATTTAGTTGTGGTAAATGGAATGGTGCCATAGTAGTACAAGCGTATAATATATTCCTCCCCCAATCTTCTTTAATAACTTTCTCACCATATACCTTCTCTAATTGTTCTATGTAACTTAGCCTATCCCAAGTTACATTTGTATCATATTCCCAATCCTTATGATTAGGATTATGTTCCAATACAATAAGTTTTACACATAAATCATATGCATGTTTAATACATTCTTTTAAATATACACTACCTTCTCCAGATAATATATGCAATATAATTGTATCATATCTACTATCTGATTTTAAGAATTCGTTTACAGATACATTATGTATCTCTTCCATATCTTCTTTAAAGCCCCATGGTGTAGTTCTAGCTACTTCACAGACTGAGCCAAAGATATGCGATTGAACAATTGTCCACGCGTCGTTGTGATGATTCATCTACTTTATATCCTCCATTTCTTGCCATTTCTTCTACCTCTTTTAAATCTTTAAAAATTATTTTATGTGATATGTGTCTCATATCTCCAATAGGAACCTCTATAAATATCTTTCCCCCATTTTTTAATCTTCCCCGAAGCCTTGTTAATGTTTCTTGAGGATTATACAAATGTTCTAATACATGTGACATTACTATTAATTTAAAGTTAATATCAAAAGGAATATATTCTTCTATATCTCCTTCATAAAACTTTTCCCTATGTTTAGTCCATTGTTGAGCTGCTCTTGGTCCTATATCCATACCATAAGCATCATATCCTTTGTCTATTAGTTTATATACTAATTTGCCTGCTTTACATCCTATATCTAATATAGGGCTATCTAAATATTTCTCTATTTTTTTTACACTTGAAAACTCCACACTGAAATCTCTCCCTGGTGGGTCCTGTAAAATTATGTTATTATTATGTTTCATTTCAATCCTTTTCACTCCCTCTAATATCACTGAGAAGGCACCATACAGCCCTTTCTCAGCTACTTTTTTTATTTTTGGTACTTTGAGTCCACTTTCCATACCCCCCTGTAGAATCGCTTCTATTTAGCTTAGGATGGAATTTAACTCTTTTAGATATTCTTTACCACAATCATTACATTTGTATAGTTTAGTCCAAATCACTCTACTTCCATCTTTATTATAGAAGTAGTCTGATTCAACATATCTAGCTATTCCTTTGCAAGTGGGGCATACGAGATGCTTTTCTATACACTTCTCTTTTTTTACGTTTATCATTTTTACTTTTTCTTTGTGAATTTACGGTAGCCATCTGGGGTAAACAACCTCCCATCATATACAAACATATGGTCTTTAATCTGTATCTGACTAAAGTTAGCTTGTTTACCAACATAGTCAACAACCATAAATGCTTGACTCCATACACTTGGTCCACTACCAGACATATACTCTGGTTGTAAATCACATAAACATCCATTATCATAGAAATCTAAGGTTCCATGCTTTACATGTCCTGTCTTATGTGTGTGACTGTGTACTATTGTTCTATTAAAATCTGTACCTAAATTCTTTGCTGTATATCCACCATACTTATTTGCTCTATTTAGATGGCTATACATTATTCCTTTGTATTCCATCCATCTTTGGTCTATTGGTCTTATATCTAAATCTTGTAATCCAAGTATTTGATACCACTTAAGTCCATCTACCCAATGCAATTCTGGTGAATTAGAATGAATATACTTCTGTAATCTCTCTTCATGATTACCTAATAAATAATTTACTTTACATCCTTTTGGAACAGCTTTAACTAAATCCTCAAGAACTCCTTTTGTTTCTGTAACTTCTGCTTGTAAACTCATTCGTTTAGCAGGGTCTTTTTGAAACTGACTTATACTATAGAAATCTATTATATCTCCACCCAAGATAAGTCTATCGGGTTTCATATATTTTAGTCCATACTTAACGGACTCTAATGTCTTTTCATCGTGGAATGGTACATGTATATCATTTACCATCACTAACCTTTCATGCTTCATCATCAAACTCTCCAAGCTCATTGTAGCACCTCCACCAACTTGATTAAAAAAAAAGAAGGGGTTTCCCCCTTGTTGTATTTACGCTTCCACGTATGCTATTTGGTCAACATCGCCGTCTTTTATTCTAACGTAAATGTCTAACATCTCATCATATTCATTATCATCATCTTCATATGAAACTGGTACATATTTAAATCTAAATACATAGTCTTCATCTTCAAAATCTGACTCTATAACTTCGATGTCTCTAGCTTCGCCGATAACGATATCATCATCATCTGAGATATCCCATCCGAATTCATCAACTAAGAAATCTTCGATATCTCTTGTTTCATCTAGAATTTCTAGATAAGCTAGAACACTCATTGCTTCTTCTGCTTCTGCTTCTTCAATTATTTCACTATGTAATAATAATTCTGCTTTTAATGCTTCCACATCTAACAGTAAGCCTGCATTTTCCAATGCTACTTCATCATAGCTCAATTGAAGCTCTTCTAAGTCTTTAGTTAATCCGTTTGGTTGTGCTCCGTCATATACTCCGACTCCTGTTCCACCAACGACAACCGCAGCACCTAATGCTAAAGCCTTCTTCAATTTGTCATTCATTTTATTTTTCCTCCTATAATTTGAATATTACTCTGTATATATAAAGCACTCATCATATATAAAGATATAGATACTCTAGTATATACTATTTATAAAGGTTAGTTAATAACGTACATTAAGAACCAACCCGTTAAAGATAAAACAATCGTTCCAAGAACTGCAGTAGAACCTTTTAACATTTTGACTGTACCATTCGTTTTGGTAGTCTGCTTTTCAATAGCATCTAATCGACTATCCAAATCCCTATGGTCTTGTTTATTTTCTTCTCTAAGAAGTTTTATTTCATCTAAAATGTCTCTACCGGTTAACTCTACTACTGTTTTATCTTTTACCATTTAATTTACCTCTCCTAAAAGTTCAGAATTCATAATATCATCTGGTAAGGTAAAATCATGTGATTCTTCATCTCCCAAATCAATTTCAATTCCATCAAAGTATACTCTACTTACAAATTCACTACAATTCATAAATTTAGTATCATCAATCTTTTTGATTAATTTAAGTAACTTCTTTGCCCAACCTAATCTTGAGAACCATGAATAGATTCCTAAGAAAGGATAATGCCAGAAGTCATACCCAGTTCCTTCATAACCATAAGCTGTTGAGATTATTCTCTCCATTTGTTCTGGAGTTAATTCCTCTTTAAGTCTCATTACTTTCCAGTAATCATTTGGTTTATGTGTAACCCAATTAGGACTTACCTTAACTCCTTTTGGTCCTGCTTCAATTACTTTCCCATCTCCAATGTAAATTAGAATGTGAGAGTATCTTTGCTTTCCACCAATCTTAATTAAGAAAGATACAAAGCTATCTGTTGCTTTTGGTTTGTATCCAATTATATCCCCTATTTGTAATTCCATTTTCATTTTATCTTAATCACCCAAACAATGTCCATATATGGAGGGTTAGCTTCAATTTTATTTGTGTAGAATGTTCCTTCAACTAAATCTGCCTCTCCGGTATTTACAGGTGTTTCAACTGTGCTTCCTGCAGAATTATATGTTGTAGCTCCAGCAACTCCAGAAGTACTTCCAGTTATGAAATCATTTCCACTATTTGCTGCATTTCCATTATACCAAATGTGATTGTGTGTTGGTGTTGCATCTTCTGTATCAGATGTATCATTTCCTCTTAAGAATTGATTACTTCCATTTATGTCTTTAATTGTTTGTCCTGTGATTGGACTTTCTGTATCTGAAATAGTTGTACCATCACATAATTGCCAGAAAGCTGTTAATGTCGGACATCCAGTTAAATCTAAATTAACTGCTTTTATTGTACCAATTGCATCTCTATCATCTTGAACTATATCAATGTATAATTCTGTAGTTCCATTAGCTACACCTAACTTAACTGATGTTTGAGTTGTGGTTACTCCAAGTAATCCTCCAACTGCTGCATCTTGTGCAGCTAAATAATAAACTTCTTTATCAGTTAATCCTGTTGTTACTATCTTTCCTCTTGTAATTAAAGTAACATCTGCTCCACTTGAAACTGCAGCTATTGCTATTCCATTTGCCCTATAATCATTTTGTGTTCCATTATCTGAAACATACGCTTTACCATCATTTAATTTAATATAGCAAACTTCTCCAACAGAAATATCTTCTCCTGCTTCTATTGTAGTTCTTTGACTACCAAGGATATCATCTGCAGATATTAATTGTCCATCTATTATTATTCCCATTTTTTATTATTCTCCTATACGTGAGTATATTCTACTCCCATTTCACTTATACTTGCAGTTGATGCTCCATCTTCTATAAGTTTTAATCTTAAATCATTTGTTACCGCTGGTGTGCCACTTTGAGATTCAAAAGCTAAATCACTAAAATAGTAATCTTGAGTATCGTCTGGTTCATATGGCGAATCATCTATTATTGAACCCCCATAATTTGTTGTGAATCTTAACTGCGCTATATCTGAAAAGTCTATTGTGTAACCATCTAATGTAAATTCACTTAAAGTTGCTGAAAGATAATTCCATCCATTTACTATATCTCCACCAGATACTGTCCATTGATAAAATGCTTTATGTTGTGTTCCACCGCTTACTGTATCTCCAAATGAAAATTGTAATGTACCAAATTTGGTTGAATCTGGACAATAGAAATAGAATCCTATTTTGTCACTTGTAGAATGTCCAGTCCAATTTCCGCTATAACTTCCATTTAATGCTGAACCATATCCACTTTGAGTTCTTTCTTGAACATAATCTAATATAACATCCCCATCTGTCCATAAATCAGTATTATTATTTGTATATATCCTAAATCTTACCTTAGTTAATGCAGTTTCATCTGCACCACCAGATTCTACATCCTCTGGAAGATTTGGTCTTAATCTAAAATAATTCCATCCAGTTGTTAATGTACCTATTTGAGAACCTGCGGTAGTCCATACATTCCATCCACTGCCATCAGATAAGTACATTTTTATACTTGCTATTTTATCTAATGTTGTCTGATCTTTAATATATAAATACCAACAAAATCTTTTTGATGTTGAATCCATATTTTGTGCAGAATCAAATGTGATATCAAACCCACAACTACTTCCACCTAAAGCATTTTCTGTTCCAGTTCCAGAAAGATATATTGAATCTATCTCTTCTTGATCTAATTCTCTATCATAAAATCTAACATCATCTAAGGTTCCTTTCCATTTATCTCCTAGTCCTCCATTTTGAGAACCTGCTCCAAATGTTAATTGGTCATTAGCATCAGTTGCTTTAGGGCTTGGTACACTCGTTGAAGTATTTGTTAATGTTCCATTTTGATAAAACTTTAATGTACTAGCTGATGAATCAAATACTGCACATATATGTGTCCATGTGCTGTCACTTAAAGAGGTACCATATGTTTGGTGATCTCCATTATTAAATACTAACCAATTAACCTTATCATCATCTGCATCAATAACAAATCCATATCCTGCATTTGAACCAGCATTATCCCATTGTTCTTTATTGATTATATTTTGATATGGTGCACCAGCACCAAAATCTTTATTACTCATTTTAATCCAACAACACACAGAATAATCCCCTGAAGTTAAGGGTAATACATCCCCAATTGTAACTGCATCACTAGAACCATTAAAAGCTAATCCATCATTTATTTTTCCTACTTCACTCATAGTTGAAGTATTATTCGCTGCAGTACCATCATTATTTCCTGTGGCATCTACTACGGTAGTATTTGCAGCATCATCATTACATTTCCAATGTCCTGTTTCATAACTATTTGATTTTGTAATATCCATCGCAGAAGCTCCCTCTTTGTATGTTGTACTATTCACATGAAATGATACACTATCTACAGTAGAAAATCTTCCTGTTGCTGAACAATCTTCTAAAGTTTCAACAGCATCTCCTGCCAAATTAGTTGTGCATTTTAATCCTTTTCTACTTGAAATTGTCGCAATAGATTCTGTACCATCTCCATCAAAACCATTTTCCCAATCTCCCACAACATTAAAACTCTCTATATCATAATAAACCTCTGCAAAGTTACTTTCTATATTATTAGTAAACTTGCCCCAACTAATTCCAGCATCTCTACTTAAAAATATTTCTGTACTTCCACTATCTAATGTAATCTTTGGTTTAGCACTTATAAGGTTTTCATTATTTAAGAATATTTCTGTTGTTTGTGCAGTTTGTCCTGCAGTGAATCCCAATAAATTAGTTGTTGTATTCCAATCTGCATCTGTAATTGTTGTATTTTCAAATGTTCCAAATCTAAATCTTTCAATGAATTCATTATTAGGATTAACAACTCTAACCACCACTTGTGAATTATCATATGTGGCATCATAATCATCTGTACCATATGTAGCTAATCCATATATAGTATCTGTGGAAGTATCTCTAGTTTTAACTATTGTAGATAAATCTCTAATATTTACTCTATCTCTTAAAACTTTAAATACAGGAAATATTGTATCATCTGGACCAATCTCATCCTGTGTCTTCTGGTCTTCTTGCCTACTCTTTCCAAGTGTTTGTCCTAATTCTACCATTATTCTATATCTAATATTGTTGAAATTTGAAACTCTTCTGAACTTGTCTTTGCTATTCCAAAGAATGTTATTCTGTTATAGCTTACTGCAGCTTCTGTGGATTGAAATTCATATTCCGAATATGTACTTCCATTTCCAATAGTTGAACTTAAATTGTAATCTATTTGTAATTGTTTACTTGCAGTTGTAGTTGTAACTGCTATTTCAGTTGCACCAACTGCTGTCTCTAATCCTGTGTCTGCTTCTGTCTCTGCAGTAGTTCCAGTTCCTAGTTGACCATTATCTATATCTGCATCAATTAAATCTCTTATTTTATTCTTTCCTTCTAATATCATTACCATTTTTAACTACCTATTATCTTTTCATCCTCTTCTAACTTGAGAGTTGTGAACCATCCTTTTTTTGTCATTTGTTGATGAACATCATGTATTCTTAATTCTTGACTAAGTATTCCAATATCTTTTGCTACCAAAGTTATAACTTGTCCAGCAGTATATTTTGCTCCTCTAACTTCAACATTTCCTTTCCATCTAGCATCTCCATATCTAGTTGTAATATTCCTTCCTTGAGTTTCAATTGCTTTCTTAACTTCATCTCTAAAATCACTATTACTCATAGCACCATAAGTAGTTGCATCATCAACATTACTTCCAGTTGTATGAGTGTTTGGTATACTCCCAAATGACCCTCTTTTACATCCAGTTAAATCATTAGTTGACTTTCCTGTATATTGGACATATTCTGTATTTATTCTTGCTGTTCCACTTGCTGGAAATGAACTTGCATCCACTAAAGAGATTGTAGTATCTGTTAATGCAACTTCTCCATCTAATGTAGTCTTAGCATTATCTTCTCTTATTAATTCATCTCTTCTTAAATCTGCTAGTTTTGGTTTTGGGATAACTTTATATCTCAATTCCTTTTGTTTAGTTCCTCTATCATAATAATACCAAGTGATACCAGAACCATTCTTATCTTTTCCACCTCTAATGATAACCATATTTATAACATCAAAGACATCTTTCTTCATCTTTATTTTATAAACTGGAGTTATACCGTGAGTTATCGTCGCTGTTGGTGCATCATCTGGAAAGAACCAGAATAGTTTATTATTCTCATCAACATACCATACATAAGATTGAGTATCAATTAAAGTTCCAGCTGGAGCTTGTTCTGCTGCTGAATTTGTATTCTCAATTTGAGACATATCATCCAACCATTCATAGGCTGGTTTCATCATTTTAGATGCATCAACACTAGGAAACGCTGAGCTGTCACTTCGTGTGGTAGCAACATTTGCAGTATCTATCTTAAACGCTCCAGGACTATTTTCATCCTCTGATATTTGTTTAATTATGTTTATAACAATTGAAGATGAAGTTGCACCATCGCTTGCTTTAAAGAATCCCTTTGGAGGAACTTTGTTTAATATTAATTGTGAATAATCTGAACATTTAATCCTTATCCTTCTTTTCTTTCCATCTATATTTCCTTCATAAGACATAACGTTTCCTACCATGATTAGTTGGTCTGATGTCTTTGTTATTGGATTAGTATCTGCATACACCTTTATTAAATCATCTTCTTGAATTTCTACTTCATCTTGTCTAGCACCAGCTTCTGCAATGTAATCCTTCCAGTTATTCTTTAGATTAACTTCAAATGAAGCAGACCTTCCTCCGATTCCTTTCTTGAAGTTCCAATCTACAGCATCAGTTAAATTAACTGGTGTTCCTAGATTTCCTTCAGAATCTCTTCTGGTCCATTCCAATGCATAAAAGTGTACAGCCATTACTTAGTCTCCACCAAATTTAAAGTGTATTTAACCACATTACTTTCTGCATCCTGTTTACAATTGAAAGATTTAACTCTAACATTTACACTTGTTACTGCAGTAGTATCTGTCCATCTTAAGAAGACAGTATTTGTTGCTGTATCTGTTGTACCTAATTGTTTAAATCCTTTTGTTTGAACACATTCAATAAGGTTAGCTAATACCACTTGGTCTGCTGCTAAACTCATATCTAATACTCCACCTACTTTCCACACAGGCATATTTAATCCATTCTTATCTACTTCACCAAATGTAAATGCATTTGTATCTACGTCACTTACAAATTGTTTTGTAGGTTCATCATTTATTAATGTAGACATATCTAAAGAAAGTTTAACTGATTTTAAAGTAACAGCACTTCCACTATTTGCTTTTGTTGTTTCACTTCCTGTTGTTGGGACTTGTCTATATCCACTATCTGTTATTGTTATACTTGTATCTACCATTATCTTCCACCTCTGTGTGTATATCTTTCGAACTCTGCCATTATCTTCTCACTTACTATCTCTGCTAATTTATCTGCATCTGAAGTCTCTCCACTAACTGAAACATTTATACTTCCAATTGTAGTTCCTCCACCAGCACCATTATCAACTTGACTCTTTGTTAAAACAAATTCTCCTGCATGTAATATCGCTGGTCCAGTTGTTGGTACAAATCCTCCAGTAGCATATTCATCCATTTCTCCACCACCAAAGGAAGGGATATTTGGTATGTTTACACCAGGAATTAAGTTTATCAAATTTATTAAATCATTAAATCTTTTTATAAGTCTATCTAAGAATGCAAACCATTGGTCTTTTAACCATGTTAAAGCTGCACCAAGTGCATTCTTTATTGCATCTCTCCATTTCCATACTGCAGCAATAATTAATAATATTGCTACTACAATTAATGCAGGCCATGCACCAATAATTAACATCAATAATATCACTACTACTAAAATAACTACAATAGTCCATAATATCTTTTTAGTTTTAGACATATCACTATTCCATATCATAACTATTGCAATTATTCCTGCAATGATTATTAATACTACAGCAATTATCCCCATAATGGCTAAGAAAACTGGAACTCCAAGAGTTAATACTCCCAAGACAAACAACATGATTTGTCCTCCAATCATCATTATTCCACCAATAACTCCTAAGATTATTAATAAAACAACCATCCATTTTCTAGTTTCTGGAGCTAAAGCCGAAAACCAATCAACAATAACAATTATTGCTTCAATTATTCCCATCATCAAATCTGATTGAGATACTGCATCTAAGAATGTAAACTTAAAGAAAGTTGTAGCTGCATTAAGTCTCCCCATAGCATTAGTTAATCTATCTGTATTATCTGTGCCTTCTTTATAAGCAGTAGTCATTGCTCTTAACGCACCATCAGTAAATCTCTTTAAAGCCATACCAGAGAACAACATTGACAAACCTGCACCAAGCATAACCTTTTTAAATTGTCGTGCTTTGTTGGACATTCTGTCCATCTCGGCTGAAGCTCCCTTCATTCCTCTTTCTAAATTTTTAGCACCATTTCTAGATGCATACATTTCTCTAGTGGTTTTAGCTTGAAGCACACTTGATGTCGTTTGGAAACCATTAGTTCTAGCTAGAGAATGATTAAGGGCTTGAGATGCAGAACGCATCTTCCCAGTATTCATTGCTAATCTTTCGAATATTGCTTGAGCCCTATTTGCACCCAATACTTCTATTATTATTTTTGATGTGGTTTGTGTCATTATCTAAGTGTCTTTCCTTTATTATTTTTATCCATTTCTTTTTGTTGACGTTCTCCGTCTTTTTCTACTTCTTCAAGCATTACCATAAACTTACTTATTGGGTAATCCTTAGTTATTTTTTGGTTTAATTCCTTTTCCAAAATATAACAAGAGGTACAATACTGGTCTTGGATATCACCAGACATTGCCTCTTTAGCTAACTTTGCTTTAAACTGTGTTTTAGTTAACCTTTTATTAACTTGTTTTTTTTTACTGTATCAAAATCTTCTTTGCTAGCCCACTTAAAGGCAATCATAAGTTCTTGCATATATTCTAAGTAATTTTTATCTACAAAGGATTCTAATTCTGAAACGGGTTCTTCTGGATAACTTCTTTTTATGATATCCATAAAAACCTCTGTTAATAAACCGACCTTTTTATCTTCATCTTTCATAGTTTGAGTCTTCATCAATTTCTCTTTATCTTTTAATTGTGCGTCTAACTCTAACTTTTGTCCATCAACTGTAATCTCTAATTTTCCTAAGTATTGTGTAAATCTTCCCATTTTCTATTCTCCTAAGGTGCTAACCTTTTTCTCTTCTTTAACATTTGCAACCATCATTTCATCAAATAGTTGGTCATGTTCTTCTATCTTTCTCATTAATTGATTGATTAATACTTCTGATTGTTTGACCTTTTCGTGGTCACTCCATATCTTTAACCAATAACAGTTACCAAAGTTATCCAAAGCATCTTGCTCCCATCGCATCCAATTGCTCATAGGCATGCCAGATACTCTGAATCCCCTCGTAACATTAACATTTCCTTCTTCCATTTCTTTTACCTCTTTAATTACGCAAGATTATCTTCTTCGTAATAGTCTTTTGCTAAGCACTTGTATACAAGTTCTTGCTCTGCGTGTCCATCAGCTTCTATCTTTATGTCTCCAATTTTAACTGGATATGCATTATTCAATAATATATTTACATAATCAGTACCACTGTTAAATGATAAAAGTACTGCTCTTTGAACTACGGCTTGGTCACCTTGTACTCTTGTGTAGCCAGATGCTGTACCGTCTGTTGATACTGTACCACTACCTAGTAATGCTAAATCTGCGTCTTTATAAACCATTGTTAATGATACTTCTCTTAAACTTCCAGTTGATTTTTGGAATATTTCTTGGTTAGTATATCCACTTGTAGTTCCTAATAACGGTATTGATTCTACATCTCTTTCTCCACCAGTTATAGCTATGTTTTTAGCTTCATTAGTATAATCTGTAGCTGCACTCATTTGTGTTAAAAGTGTTGAACTTGTTTGTATTGCTGCTACAACTGCACCAACTTTAATAGTTGCTTCTCTTGCTTCCCATATTGCCATGTTATTTCCCTCCTAATTTATTTAATTGTCTTTTTTCGATTCCGATAAGTCTTGCATCCATTGCTCTTTTTGCATTAGATAAAAATCTTCTTGAGGGTTTTCCCCAACTAGATTTTGGTCCTCCGACTGTTATTTTTCCTTTATGTTTTCCAAGTCTATCTTGAGCCCAAGACCTCATCTTTTCATTATGGTTTGAAAGGTATACTGGTTTATTAACAAACCCTGGTACTGCACCAGGTCCCCCTTCCAATAATTGGGTTTGAATATTTTTTGATGCTAAAGTACGAACTGTACCTTGCTTGTCTGTGATGGTCATCACTATACTTCTGGATAATTCTCCTCCCCCGGGATAGTTACCAAGTATTGCTGCATTTTTAATTGCTTGTCGCTTTGCTCCCATAGTGTATAATCTCACTATTCGTTTAGCATAAGCTTGTACTCCTTTTCCTAACATTATATGTTTTTGAACCATATCTTCAGTTCTAATCATTATTCTTTGAACCATTATATATTCACCTGTGCTGTTAGTAATAAGGTTTTTGTGTGTATCTTTTGGTCATTCCAAAAGAATGTATCTGAATTACTATCCTCAATATCATTTATATATAATCCAAATGCTTTTATTGTAGCTTCATTTGTACTTAAATCAGCATGAATCTCATCTGCTATCTCATCTATGTCTTTATTCTTCTTAGCATAGATTTCTATCTCAACTTCACAAGTATATTCTTTAGTCCCTCTATTCAATGTTAATTTCTTTATTAATAATTTAGTTGGATTAATAACAACTTGTGGAAATGTTGGATTATCATCTATAAATGCTGCAGTTACTGTTCCTGCAGATAAGCTTGCTGTTAAGCTATCATAAAGCGTTTCAAATATATTTGCCCTTATTGTTGTTTCAACTATGTTTACCATTATTGTTTCTTCTTAGCTATTATTTGTTTTGCTAAGACTATATCTCCTACTTCATATTCTTCTACACTCATAACATCATAATCTACTGAATTATAAGTAAGTTTATATCTTACTTCTCCAGCTTGTGCTGCTATTGTTTCATCATATTTAACTATCACAATAAACATCCCTTCTAGAACTTCTCCAACTGGTTGAAAGTTGAATTTTGAGGTAAAATAATCATAAGAGATTCCTACAGTAGCTACTGGAGTTCCAGCACTCTCTGATTTATCTCCCCATTTATCTCTTGTTAAAGTTAATGGAGTTATTGTTATAGTTGAACCATAGTCATCTATAACCCTTCCAATACTAGTCCTTGTTTTAGTCATATCTATTGTCATTTTAGTACAAATAGTTCTTAAATCTTCCTACTGCTTTCCACATATCATCTATTTCTGAATTTAGTTCTGTTACACCTTGTGCACTTTCACTTCCAGACTTTTGAATTCTAATTGGTCCTACAGTTATACTATCTTGAGCACTGAAAGTATTATCTGCTAATCTTGCTCTTACTATTTCTCTTGTTACTAACAATGTTGCTAATTTCTCAACATCTGCTGGTACAGTTGCATATCCATAAGCATAAGTTGTCTTTATGTTTTGTATTCCTGCTGGTGGGATATCACTATGAAAATGTAATATTCCCTCTTCTTCTAAGATTACAAAGTTTTCACTACCAGTTCTTCCTTCTGTTCTTGCTACCCAATTTGTTGTTGCTCCTAAACCAGCTTCATCAACATTAAAGTTTGTTATTGAAATTATTGGTCTGTGAGGTAGTTTATATCTTTGAACCCCATCACTATCTAAGATTTTATCTGTAATGGTTGTTGATTCAAATGCGGTTCCTGTATAATCATTAATTAATTTATCTGCCCATCCTACAAATATTGCAATATCTGTTGAGGCGGGAGTTGTTGTTCCATCAAAAGTCTCACCAAGGTAGGCTTCCACTTTTGCTTCATTTGTATATGTCATATTATTCTCCTTAATTCTCCACTGGAGGTTTATCATTAGGGTCTATTGTTGCTTTAACTTCCCCATCTATCCTACCCAACACACAATAATTGTATGAGGCATCTGGAGTTATTTTTGTTGTCGGTACTCTTTTAGTTGTTGGTATTCTTTTTGTAGTTGGTACCAATTTATTAGTTGTTTTAACACAATACTTTGGTGCATTATCTACATCTGTTCTTTCAGTTGTATCAATTCCCACAATTACATTTACTGGAAAGCCAGTACTTTCTTCTGTTGTAGCTATTCTGAAATCTGTATTTCCAGATTGATTAACATTTGAAGGGTCCATTTGATGTTCAAAATATGCTCCACTTGTTATTGTTTTAGTTCCCTCATCAATTGCACCAGCATTAAAAGCATTATATGATGTTGAACCGGGAGTTAAACTAGCTCCTAAAGCATCTGCTTTACTTCTGAATCTTACTTCAATATCTGATGCATATGAAAATGGTGTAATCCCCATGTTTGCTAACAAAGGAGTTCCATTGACAATAGATGAATCAAAACTTATAAGCATCCTAGCATTCTCTCTTGGGTCTATTTGAGCAGTCCATTGAGATTTAACAAAAGCTCTTGTTCCAGATTCATCCACTACATATGTTGTTGCCATTATTGATATTCTTCTACTATTTCTTGTGTTTTAGTTTGTAATTCTTCTTTTGCAGAAGTTTCTATTCTTTGTTTTTCTGCATTTATCTTTTCTTGGATTACCCTACTTTTAAATGTATTCAATACAAAAGCAATTCTGTCTTCTTGTGCTGGCATTATTGCTATCATTTCATCATATACATTTTGTGGGATGTCCACTGTTATTGTAAATTCTACCATTCTTCATTTCCTCCTTAAGTATAGAAAGGTGTATTTCTATCTTTTGTTGCCATATTAGTTGATTGATAATGAATATCTACATAATGAACAAATGTATCTTGGTCAAGAGTATCTGCTCCATCTGTAGGGTCTCTGTATAATCTTACTAAGAGTAACCCATCAACTTCAATATCATCTGAATCTAATTGAGATGCACTTGGACTTGTTGCTGATAACTGAATTTCAGATATCATGTGATTATATTGTGTTGTACTTGCTTGGTCTACTATTGAAGTTGTTATTGGAGCTGAAAAAGCATCTGCATCATATCCACTTGCATATGTTGCATCCCAATACCATTTAGCATCCCCAGGAACTCCTGCTGCTCCACCTGTGTCTACTACAATTTGAGACCAATGAACATGAATATATAAATCTGAACCTGGTACATAATCATGAGGTATATGAAATTCTAAAAAACATTCATGATTGTGATTGTTTGGAGCATTAGTTCCAAATCTATAAGCATAAATAGGACTCCTATAAGCTACATAATCTGGCTGAGCTGCTGCTCCACCACCAGCTGCTGGTCTAGTTTTAATATCTCCAAGTAAATCTCTCCACCCATATGTTGGAGATGCATTGTCTACTTTGATTCCTACACCAGTTGTTTTGGGTAATACCATTGGTCCAGCTGCATTAATAGCAGTTGTAGCATTATCTGCAAATATAGTTCCATCAAATTCTGATTCTCCCTCTACCCACAATTCTCCTCCATTATTTAGGAAATCTAAGTGGGTTGGTGAATAATCATTAGGACTATTATTTCCAGTATCCATACATAGTATAGAACCCCCATAATTTAATATATGACCACTAACTCCTCTAAAGGTCATCCTTTTATCATTTGCTATTGTTCCAGCTGGTTCTGGATTACCTTGCATTGCTACAACACAAGCATTTGTTGAAACTGGGACTGTATATCCTTCAACACCAATTAGTGTTCCACTAGCTGAGCCAGTTCCAGCTGCCCAACCACGATAACCAATTGCTGTTGCACTTCCACTTGTAGATGAAGTTGATTTAAAAGCAATTGCTTCATTTGCACCAGCTGCATTATAAGATGTAGTTAATGCAACTCTTGTGAATCCTTCAGAAAAATTACTTGCTCCTGTTCCTGTTCCAGCAATATCCACTGCTGGTGTTGAATTAGATGCAACTGCTGCATAATCTATGTCAGCATCTATTAATCTGTGTGCTCCACCAGCAATTGCTCCAGATAAATCTATATCAATATCTAAACCAATAAGGTCAATAGATGAAAATGTTCCAGCATGAGTATAATCCATATCTATGTGGGTGTTTGTATAAATTGTAGAAAAATCTATACCACTATTTGTAATATTTGTTGTATGTGAATTTTGAGTATAAGTTCCAACTGTTGTATTATTTGTTATGAATTTCTTAGCAGTAAGTTCTCCAGTTGTTGCATCATTTCCATCATTGATTAAATAATCTGAATGTGCTTGTGATGTTCCAACATGAGTTGCTATATCTGTATCAATAGCATCATCAGTATATTTCTTATTTGGTATATCATCATCTGCAGTAACTAATGTTTCATAATCAGTAGCTCCTACAGAAAGTGTACCATCTGCTTCAATATAGAACCTTGGATAACTTAATGATGAATTATTATGCGAATCAGTTGGGTCAGTATAAAACACGTGGTCTTTGTTTCCATCTACTGCATACCAGTTATCATTATATCCTGGACCATAGAAAACTGCTACATCAGGAAATGCTGTATTGTTAGAACCACCAATCCCCATTGTTGCCCAATGTCCTGCATCATTAACTGCTGTAAATCCTGACGCTGCACTTGTACCAGTGCTTTTATTTATGATAGATTGACGCATAGTCAAATCTGAATTATTACCAATAGTGTGCTCGTGGGTGTGATACATTATTCGCCCCTCGCTTGCGTGTTGATTTAATACTGTTCCAATTTCTATAACTGCGTGAGTTGCATCAGTTGGGTGTGTGTCTGTCCAACCCCCTGCTGTGCTTAGATATAAATGTGTACCAGGTGCATAAGAACTCGTATCTATTGGTTGTGCTGTGTCACCATTTACATTGCCCCATAGTGTTACATAACCATTTGCATTGTGTGCTATCTCTTCTGTAGCCATACCTAAAATATGAATTTTATCTGCATCAGTATTATCTGCTAAATCAATTAATGGTTTTTGGCCTGATGCCCCAGTTGTGTATACTACCTTTCCATTTGCTATTGTAGAACCACTTTCATTTCTAACTCTAACTAATCCTTCTTGTCCAACTTGAAGTTCAACGTTGCCACCAGGAAAACCTATTGCAATTGTTCCATTATCTGCATCCCAGTGAAATCTACCTTCTTGGTGTGTTACTGTTGGTGTAAGATTAAAATCAATATACTCAAAAAAAGTTGTTGGGTTGAACATTTCAGTCATAATTCCACCACCGTTACTACTTTACTTCCACTAGCACAAATTCCTGTAATTATCCCAGTATAATGGTTTTCTATAAGTGTTCCCCCATTTGCATTGAGTCTTATTCCAGAATTACTTGTTGCTCCAGAAGCATATTTTAAATATATTACTTCATCACTATCATTAATTATCATAGCTAATTTTCTACTAGCATTTAAAGCTAGAACTGTTGTTGAACTACTGCCAACTGATACTGCGGTATTTGTTGCTGTAGTTACTTTCTCTGGTACTATTGTAATATCATTAAATATGGATACTGCTAAAGTCTCTTGTCCATCTAATGTATATTCTACATCTGGTAAGGTTACTTCAAGTTCTCCATCAGAATTAATTGTTGCTCTATTTGTTGATGTGGCATCTTTAAGTTCTACTGCACCAATTTGAATATCTATATCTGATAAATTAGCATTAACATCTAATCTATTATTAGTTACTGTTGCTCTTCCAGTCCCTCTTGGGTCTTTAATTACTGTCTCTACGGGCATTTTTATCCTCTACGGGCTTAAAATTCATGACACTACGGTCGGTTTGATTAAAAAAATAAGAAAGGGAGATTACCCCCCTTAATAGTTATGTATTTACGCTGCACTTGCACATACACAGATTTCATCTGCGTTAAGTACTGAGTATCCCCAATCTTCTATGTACGCAACTGAGAAACATCTATCTAATACTCTATATTCAGAGTCAATAGTTGGTGCTCTTTTTTGTGCGATAACAAAAGACCTTGGTCCTAGTACTAACGATTTATACATCGTTACTAAGCTTCCTACGGAAGTTGCTCCTAATGCTGTTGGAATCAATGTAGTTGTGAAGACTCTTAAGCCTAAATATTTACCGATTTCACCATTCATAATAGCTTCTCTTCCACCATATTTACTTGCATCTATAAAATCAGATGATTTAAGTAATCTAGCTTCTTGGTATGGGTGTATAACAAGATATAACGCATCTCTATTTAATACTCTTAAGGATTTAACTCCATCAGCAATTAAGTCAGTCTCGAAAATATCGGTACTTGTAATTGCGCTGTTAGTTACTCCATTAGCATAAATAGTTGTTGTTGCTCCTGCTACTAGTCCTGCAAGAATTGTTTCATCTTTAACTTTAGCTAAAGCATATCCAGCATCTGCAGATTTTTCATTCAATAAGTTACTAAAAGACCTATCTAATTCAGCTCTAGTAATTTGAAAAGCTCCACCATATTCTCCTGGTGTAACAGTTACTTGAGACCAATCTAATGCTTGAACAGTTAAAGAAACAGTGTCTGCTAATGCAACTGCTGAGATTGCTGAATTAACTGCAATGTTCAAAGTTTTACCAGGCTTGTTTAACAATTCTGTGTTTTGTACTCCTAAGGGTGCTACAACTGTTTTTGCTTGCGCAAAAGCTTCAATTTGTGTGTTCCAAATTGTAGGGTTTAGGTAATCTGAGTTAGATTCTCCTTTACTCCATGTATTTGTTGGAAATTGATATCCAGCAGCCCTCAAAAATTCTTTATCATTCATTTGTTTTTCCTCCTATATATTTTTTTTCAAAAGTTAGTTTGAATATTATTCTGTTAAAGGCAATCCTAAAGTTTTACGTAATGCATATTCATTCATATCTTTATCTCCACCTTTAGTACCTCTAGCAATCATCTCTAACACTTCTTCATGTGTCATAGGTTTTGCTGGTTGTTCTGGTTCGGTTGGATTTACAGTAGAAACAACTCCTTTTCTTTGAGCAGGCATCTCTTCTAATACTTTCTTTTGCTCTTCTAAAGAATTAACCAAACCTTGATTAGCATTAGCCAACTCTTCCATTTTGTGAGTTAACTCAGCTATCTTCTCTTCTTGAGTTTGTCTTGCTTTTTCTTCAGTCATTGTTTCTTTAACTTTATCTTCTACCTTTTTTTCTATTGCTTCTACCTTTTTAGTTTCAGCAAGTTCAATTTCAGTATTCATTTGTTGTAGTTCAGCATCTTTTTCTTCTACTGTTTTATCTACTTTCTCTTCATTCACCATTTGCATCATCTCCTAATAATTCCTTTTCAGCTTTTTCAAGAATCATTTTATTAATTCTTTCTTTTGCTTCAACTTCATTTTCTTCAGTATCTAATAATTCTTGATATACCCTTCGTCTATCTTTAGTAGTTTGTATATCTGCATCCACATTTTGTAGTTTTGGTCCAATGTTCATTTTGTTTTGTTGTCTCATCAACTCAATCCATTCATCCTTTGTTTCAAATTCAAATTCAGGATTTAATGGTTTTGGAAATTTAACCATAAGGTCACATTGTTTCCTAACTAATTCTCTTTTATCTTCATGATATTTTACTGCTTCATCATATTCTTTAATTACTTTTTTTAAGTCTTCTGGGTCTTTCATACCATGTGGATGTCCATGAAAAACTGCATGTTCTTTAGCTTCTTTATCTTGTATTTCTGTATTCATTTCTTTATTCATTTTCTTCTTCTCCAAATTCGTCGCCTCTTACTTTATAAACTTCTTCCCAGTTTCCTCTCATATGATGACAGATTAAGGCAGTGTCAACATAAGACTTTATACCTTTGTTGTATAAGTCCATATAAAATACTGAGTCTGCATGTACATCTGATTTTGGGTCAATCCTAAAATTGACATAATCAAAGATTGCTTTGTGTATTAAACAACAACCAACCCCACATGCATGTATTTCTTTTACATCACCATCAATAAAATTACCCATCATTGGATGTGTCATTTGTGCTGGTGCTTTTTGTAATATTCCATCAAGTGTTATTTCCTTAATGTGTTGTAACAACAAAAAGGAATATCCTTCTGGACCTATTTCATACATTGCATTGACTACCCATTTATCATGGTTTATTAATGTTTGTATAATATTTTTGTGTGGTGGTATAATGTCTGATTCTAAACTGAATAGATAATCATACCCTCCCTCTTTTACTCTTTCAACTATTATGTTTTGGCACTCTGCCATAAGATATTTTAATTTTGGTACTTTGGCATTGTAATGATGTATTACTTCAACATCAAAAGTTTCCCTAAGCCATTTGGCATTTTTCCCACCATCATTGGTATTATCAACAATAAGTATATCGTAGTTAACATAGTTTAAGTTTTTTGCTGATTCCATCCATTCATGGACAGCATAGTTTTTTCCATCGTATGTTGGACAAGCCAACAAGACTTTTGGTATTATATAATCTTTCATTTCATTCTTGGTAGAACGATGTTAATACAGAAAGTTTATCCATCGGAGTTCCTGTTAAGGTTGCTCTTTTTAAACTTCCTTTAAATGCTTGAGTTATGTAATCCCCATCATTATCTCTAACTAATTTTGATGCTCCTTTATCAATAGAGAATGATGCACTAAATGAATCATAGAATTTATTCTTTAGTTTGTATAATAGTTTATCAAAGTTATCTGCAGTTCTATCCACTTGGAATTTACACCACAATTTTGATACACCATATTCATCTATAATTTTATAATCGTCTAATCTCAAAACATCTTCATCTGTTTCAACTTCTTTTCCTACTCTTCCTCCTCTTTCCTTATAATCAGCAGCATGTTCAATGTCGCCTTTTAAAAGTGCTCTGTCCTCTCTTCTAAATTGGTTATCAATAATATGTTCTAAGAATCCTCTTGTCAATTGAACTCCATCTCTTTGGGGTTCTGTTGTTGCTACAATTCCTTCTACAAAATATTCTTTGGTCATATCTGCACCAAGTACTGAACGTAAGTAAGGTTGTTCTGATTTAAATTCTACAGAATCTGCAGTTCTTAAAATCATCTCTTCTCCTTCTCCATTATAATGTTTCTTTACCATTTCCATAGCTAATTGAGATGCTCTTTCTACTCCATACTCTTCCTTAGTTCTAAGGTAAGTATCTTGCCATAAATCTCTAGCTCCTTTTGGTAATTTATTCAATAGATGTGATTTCATTTTTCTCTAACTCTCTCTCCATATTTTTTATGTGATATAGGATTTGAAATATCATTCCATGAGATGTGTTTGTGGGTTTGCTGACATGGATTATATTTGATTCTTCATCAATTTGCATATCAACTAAGATTTCATTTAATTCATCTACAGATTGAACTACTACTTCTCTAACTTTTGTTAATGCAGTCATTTTTGTAATACCTCTTCAGCATATTGGTCTAAGCCTTCTGGGATAATTATTGATGAACCATCTGTTCTTCCAATCAATTGGTCTTCCCTAGTTTCTGCTTCTGCTCCAGTTTTATGTTCTACTGGTGATGCTTCATCTTTCATCTCTTTCTTATCTTCATCTTTACCATCTCCACCAAATGGAATTGGTTCTGGTTTTACTATCTTTGCACCTTCTGGTAATTGGATTCCAGAATCTCTGATAAATTGAAGTAATGATTTTTCATCTAACCCAATTTCTTTTAAAGCCATTATGATTTCAATATCATCTTTCTCAGCCCTTTTATCAATTGGATTGAATTTGAATTCTGCATTTGTCCACCCCATCTTTGGGAATAGTTCTGCATCAAATTCTTCTTCAATAGATTGCATTAAGATTTTGATTCTTGTATCAAATGCTTTTCTTGCTTGTACTTCTGAATTGCTCCTGTTAGAATTGTCTGGTATTCCAGCAATAATTGGTGGCACTCTAAGTAGTGTCAAGATTTCTTGTCTACAATAGTTTAATATTTCAATTAATTTGTCTAAGTCCTCAATTGGTCTTCCAAGGACTTTACTAATTTTCCCATCAATAACCATTTCTTTTTCTGGCATATCTTGGGATAATCTAAGATTGTTTATGAAGTCTCTAACTTGTACTTCATCTGCTTCTTCGATTAACCAACTATCTCTGAATTTGTTAAATTTGAATAAGTTAGTTAAGAATTTTTCAATGTGTTGTTTTAAATTTAGTATGTTAAAAAGTGTTTGTAATTCCACTTCTCCCCATAGATTTGATTTTATGTGTTCTACTGTAAGATGAACTACTTCATCTGTTGTGAATTGAATTTCTTCAGATTGTGCACCTTGTCGTTGAAGGTAACCTCTTATCTCACCATGAGTATCTGAAAGGATTTCCATCTCTGTGGTTTCTAAGATATGAAGTTCTTCTACAGATGAACCTTTATAAACTAATTCTATAAAGGCATTACCATAAATTAATAAATTGTTTAAAAGTTTATTTAGAAGTCGTGTGAATCGGAATTTCTTTTTTAAGTCTTTCTCAATTCGTTCTTTAAGTTTTTTGTCTTTTGCATTGATGTGATATCCACTTTTTAGGGTTTCATCAGAAATAGCAATAATTGCTCCCCTAATTGTTGGGTCTGACCTATATGCAGATAACAATGTATCTAGCCCAGGCCTATCACTTACTGGTTCTTTGTCAGAGTACCATCCTTGGATATGTCCTCTGGATGCTCTCATCAATAATTCTTTTTCAGATATTACTTTCATTATGAATTCATAGGCTTGACACAGCTGTGTGTTGTTCGCCAATAATAGAGGCTCTCTCTACACTATTATATAAGGGTACATTTTATTTATAAATGTGTTGGTTTTCCCACCCCAAATGTCACCATTCGGGTGTTTTTTAGGTCTTTTTTGCAGATTTTACAATAATCTTCTGTAACTTCACTGTATTTTAAACAGTCTGGGCATTGTAATTTAAACCTTGCATAATGATTCCAACTTACCTTAAATGTCTCAAGTTTCTCCAAATTATTTAGAACCCATTTCATATTGAATTTTAAAAATTCCATACAATGGTTCCATTGTTTTATTTCTTCTTCCTTAGTTTGTAATACAAGTACCATTTTAACCTGCATAGTAAATTTTTGAGCCATCACCAATTGTATCTAACATTGCTTGCTTTTGTTCTACAAAGGTTTGAATCTCTTCAAGTTCTCTTAGATATCTTAGTTCTAAGATTATTGCATCTTTCTTTGCTAATTCTATTTCTCTTTCGATTACTTTTTTAATCATACTAGGTAACTTCCTCTAAATGTTTTTTTCTCTTCAATTAAGAATGGATATGTTGATAAGACAAAACTATCTATTCTATCATCACTACCACCTTGTGGTTTTTCTATTAGAGCACCAGTTGTTCTCTTGGAGTCTTTTTGTTGTAATGCTAACATTTCACTTATCAGTTCATTTACTAAAGGATATCTAACTCTTGGTCCATCATCATCATGTCTTTTGTTTAGAGCTGCTTTGAATCTCCAGAACATACCCACCTTCTCTTTTCCAAAGTAGATTGGAGTTACAACTCTTCCTTCTTTCAGTAACCAGTTGGTTATGTCTTGTCCCTGAGGACAATCATCAACAACATAGTTGACAATTTTAAATCTAGCCTCAAGGTTTATCAAATCTCTTCGGAGGTTACTGTTGTCATATCCAGCTACAAAAGCATGTTGGTAAGCCAGAATAACATCATCTCTTTCTCTGTCATAGTAGGAAAGAGTGATTACTGTTTTGCTTTTGGTTACACCATAATCTATTCCACAAACCATCTCTAAGTGTTTGTTTTCGTAGTGAAGTGACAATGAATCATCTGTTGCTTGTTTGACTTTTATATGTTGGAAGAAACCATCTGCATCGGTTGTGAACTTAGCTTCATATTCTTGAGCGAATCTGATTGGGTCTAAGTCTGCTTTACGATTAAGAGTCATATCTTGTATTTCTTTGTTAGGACATATTCTCCAATCCCACCAATATCTTCGATAAGTGAATTTGGTTTCATCTCTTTCATCTGGTCTTCGTTTATCATCTGGGTCAAAGAAGTGATGGAAGAATCCTTTCTGTCCATTTGGTGTGGATAGTAGGATTATCTTTCCACCTGTGAACCTTACTGTTGGTTCGATAACTGTGTCAAAGATTTCATCATCTACAAAAGATGCTTCATCAATGATAACAACATTTCCAGTATAACCTCTGGAGGAATCTGTTGGAGGAAGTGAACGGATTATTGAACCATTGGTTAGACTAAATTCTTCAGTGTTGTTTGGTTTTTTCTTATCTATTTCTTCTGGGAAGACATAAGCTGGTTCATCATTACTAGCTGCATATCCATCAGAAGCACTTGCTGTGATTTTGTTTACATGTTGTTGTCCTAAGAACATTAGATGTTTCATCTGTCTTAGGAACTTCTTTGCTTGACTAGAACTTTTAGAGAATACTAGGACTTCTGAACCTGCATTGAACATTGCATGATGTAGTGCCTTTATAGCTACCACATAAGTTTTGCCAATCTGTCTAGAAGAACAAACGATTATTCTATCTGAGTTATCGTTTAGTACTTGGTCTTGGTAGTGAAAGGGAGTTATACCAAGATAGAACTTTGCAAAGATAGATGCATCTGTTTGGGATAAGGTTTTGATTTTAGCCCAATTAGGTTTGAAACCAGGTTGGTCATACATCTTTTCATTATAGAGTTTTAGTTCTTCTTCTGTTATTTCTGTGTATTCCATTTTGATTAAGCCGACAGAGGAGCTACCTCCTATAGGGTTCGGAAACCTCGGACGCATGCCTGTCCTACTATATATATGTTTGAACTTATATATAAAGATATAGGTGTTGTAGTATATAGATTATATAAAGCTTTCCTTTTTTCATCATTTTGGGGGAGTAAAATGGATACTCTAAAATAGAAAGACTTATAAATAAAATATACCCTTAGTAATGACTCATAGTATATGTATATATACATATGTATATACATACTATATCTTCTATATCTTCTACAGCTAACTAGATAGCCATATATTCACTACCGTTCATATATGTCTATATCTGTAGAGATTTATCAGAATTTATCAGATTATATCTTATCTATTCATACTTATTTGTATCTACTTACTCCTATCTGTATCTACTTACTTCTATTTACACAACATTACTATGCACATAGATACTCCAACATATATATTAAAATGCCTATTCTTGAATATATGCTTTATAAATATTGTATTATGATATATACTATTAAAAAACAATATATTCCATAACAATATTCTCTATTTGTATATAATTCTATGTGTATATTGTAACATATACTAATATGTAACTTCTTACAAGTAACAAATAAATAATAACAAAAACAAAAGGTTTATAAACATATACTTCCTACAAATGATAGGTAAAAAGAAGTTGTTTATTTGTTTCTCTTCTCTTACCATAAAAAAACAAAAGGAAACACAAAACCAAAATGAAAAACAATACACAAACACAAACAAAAGCCAATAATGTAATGCTAAGCAAAAGAGTTGAAGTTTGTTTCATTACAAAAGAAGATAAAGAAACAATGACAAAAGTAAATACTGAATTAAACAATGTAGCATTAAGAAACCCAACTAAAATTGGTTTAAATCACTCAAATTTAGTAAAATTGTTTATTGGTGATTTTGTTGTTGAATATGTTGATTTCCTAAAAAACATAAAAACAAATGATGAAAGATTATTTGATGAAACACAAAAGAAGGAAACATTAAAACAAGAAATCAAAAGATTAACAGAAGAAAACAATAAACTAAAAGGTTTATAAAACCTTTTTGTTTTCATTCTGTGACCAGAAAAGACACAAATCAAAAATAATGAAAAAAAAAATTCGGAGGAAAAATGGAAATGAGAATAACACAAGATAGACTATATAAAATCGGAGAGTCTTTAAAGACAATTAAAGCGAATTTGACTAAACAAATTAAATTTGATGTCGAAAGGACAGAAGATACAATAGAACCGGAACACCTACAAAATTATATGGAAATACAAGCCATATTGAAACATTTTGAAGATGTCGGAATTGATGTAAATTATAAGGAATAAAACAATATTCCTTATTTTCTTATTTCAATTTCGGAATAAGTAGGAGACCAGAAGATTAAAACGACATATAGAGAGATTTCTGTAAATCCGTTTGAGGATTTCAATAGTGATAACTATAACGAATTTAAAGGAGAAAACGAAAAATGACAAATTTAAAGATAAAAACAAGTTTAAATGAAATTTTACGACTTTTAAAGGATTTTAGCATTGTCGATCCAGCACTAATAGATACCGATGCTAAACTTCTAAAATGGTTAGTCGATAAAATTCAAGGAGAATAACGAAAATGGAAAATGAAAGAAAAAAGTTCATCGAAGAGAAAATAGACGACTTAAAAACAAGTATAGAGTATTTCCGAAAGAGATTAAGAGATACCAAAATCGAGTTAAGTTTATTTGAAAAGGAATTAAACGATGAATGATGAATTAATATATCGTGAGTTTTTGAGTGTGTTTCTAACCGAAGCACTCTCAAAACCTACGATAAAGGAAATACAAGACTATGTAACCGACAACATTTTAAAGGTTATTGGACCGAATGCTGATAGGTTAGAATATAAAAACCGATTGTTAAAGTTTTATGAAAAGAAATATTCGGAAGGAAAAGGACTTGGTTCCGGAGACAATAGACAAAAATTCGCAATATATAAATCTTTAACACAATCGAAGGCATTAGCCGGGAGGTGGAAAAAATGACATATACAATCGATGAATTGAAGGGATTTAGCAAATCCGATTTGATTTATCAAATTCTTTTGAAAGAACAAGCAATAAATAGATTAAACGTTAAGATAGAAGGATTAACCGAACTAATAGAAACATTAAGTCGAGACTTAGATAAATTTAACGAGGGTGTATATCGAGGAGAATAACTTCTCTTCGTATATACTCCAATATATACTTTACAACACAATAGTATTTATAAATAACACTTACTTACCACTATTGGAGAATTACACAAATTCAAAACGAGAGGTGATATCTCGTTCTAAATTAGTATATTTTCCGATAAATAGAGCATAAAATCGGATAAATTTGGATATTTTCAAATATTCGTCTATATTTTCGTATTTTATGAGACCAGACTTAACAAACGACAACGTTTGAAGTGATAACGAATGTCTTTAATTTAAAGGCGAAAACCAACCTATTTAAAGGCGAATGGAGGAAAAAATAATGAAATTAACGACAAAAGAAAAATTAACTATCGAGCAATCTTTTGTGTTAGAGGGTTTTAACGTTAATCTCTTCGAAGTAAGTAACGAAGGAATTGAACGTTTAATCCTCCAATGTAATAGAATACTCGAGTTGAGGGAGGTGTTATAGTGGGAAACGAAAAGAAAGACAAACATACGTGTGTTTGGTGTTCCAAAGAACTCGTAGAAGTAGAACATAGATTCGATGGAGATGACTATTGTGAAAAGTGTTTCGAGCAACATATTGGTTGTTGCGAGAATTGTGGAGATAATTACTATTCCGAAGATGGAGTATATATCCACGATTTAGGGAGTGATTGGTGCGATAGTTGTGCTTGCGACCAATCTGGCTATTGCGATAGTTGTGGAAACTATTATTCGGAAGATGTTTCATTCTGTTCGGAATGTGATTGTTGTGGTGGTTGTTGCGATTGTGAAGAAACAAATCGTTTCTTTATGCGACCAATTTTTAAGTTCTTTGAGTCAGCGACGTATAAAAAGAACAAATCTAAACGGTTTGTAGGTGTTGAAATCGAAACAGAAACAAATAGAGAAACAAATTCCGATTTACGCCCTACGCTTGAAGCGTTCGGATTAGCAAATAAAGTTGAAGCAAAACACGATGGAAGTTTAAACAATGGCGTAGAGTTTATTACATACCCGATGAATGGAGACGAGTTATATAGGAATATTCGTAACTTATGTAAAGTTTTAAACAGAAACGGGTATAGAATAGAAACTTCGTGTGGATTACATATACATTTCGATGCAAGAGATTTAAACGAGCATGACATTGAAAGAATATATTACGTCTATCATACTTTCTCAGATTTTCTATTCGAGATGGTATCTCCATCAAGACGAACCAACAACTATTGCTACAAACTACCGATGCACAAAAAGGTAGGATTTCCTGCGTTTAAAGGGCATAAACTCGGTGATTGGAATGATGCGACAAACTCAATAGTTTGCGAGAGATATAATTTCTTAAATCTAACGAACTACTTCAATGGGAGAAATAATCCGAGAGTAACTAAAAAAACTATCGAGATTAGGAACCATAATGGAACATTAGATTCGAAGAAGATTATAAATTGGATAAGAATAAACGAAGCATTGATTAATTGGGCTTTAAAAACCGACATAAAGAAAATAATGTCTTTAAAGAATCGGTTGAGTGGGTTTTTTAGTATCTTGAACGACAAGGGATTAGAAAAGTATATCCTTAAACGAAGAAAGAAGTTTAATACAAAAATTCCTCGTAAGGTAATAAAGAATATTAAAGCCGATTTTAAGGAAGTAGAAACCAATGTTCGTAAGAGAGAAGGAATAACTCTAAAATCCGATTTACATATCCTTGATATCTCTGAAACCGAATTATATAAGTTTTATGGTTCGGTTAATGGACAAAGAGCATCTCGAAAACTATTTGGGGCTTACATAAGTCGAGAAAGAGACGCTCGGTATAGGTTTAAAGACTTCGTAAGGTTTATTGGTGGGATAAGTTTATCGGCTTACCATTCGATAAGTATATCCGATGAAATAAAAAGAATAGACTACATACGACACTATGGGCTTTTAAAAGGAACATACGGTGATTGGAAAGTTCGGTTAATTAGAGGGTTTGATATAAAACCTTCGCTATTAACAGAAGAAGAATATAATCGACTGAGAAAACCAATAGTGAAACTATTCGGAGATATTGTTGAGAGATTAAATCGAGCAGAATTAGGAGAAGAAAACGCAGTGATATATGCATTATACGATGACATGCAAAACGGAAAGAATAAGGAGAAAAACAAAGATGTGTGAAATACAATTAATTAACCGGTTTAATGGAGACATTAACGATGAAGACAAAGCCGAGTTTGTAAGAATGATGAACGAAGGAGCAGAGAGAAATAATGATGCTTTCGGTTTCTTCAACCATTTAAACACTTACAAAATCGGTAAAGGATTCAATAAGAAGACGAAGAGCAGAAAGGTTGTTAGGTTTTTAAGCGAGGTAAAAGGAAACTTCCTCGTAGGACATAACAGACTTGCTACGAAAGGAGATAAGAAGAAAAACGAGAATAATCACCCAATAGAAACACGAAATTGGATGGTAGTTCACAACGGGGTCTTATACAATGATGACGAGTTGAAGGAACAATACAAACTAAAATATCGTGAAGAAGTGGATAGTGCGATTATCCCAAGACTACTCGAATACTTTACAGAAAAAGGAGAAACCGAGAATGATTGTGTAAAGAAAGTAGCCGAAGAGATAAGTGGGTGGTATTCGGTAATATGCTACCATAAAGAATCCGGAATGTTATACTATTTTAAGAATGATAAGACGGATTTTTATATGGCTTTGGTTGAAGACAAGAAAGGGAAGGTTTTGATTGGTTCAACGAATGAAGAAACAATAGAAAACTGCTACACGATGTATGATATGATATTTGTAAAACCGAAATATTATAGCAGAGTAATAACGGAAGTAGAGGACCAGATTATCTATCGGATAACAAAGAAAAGTATAAAACCACTCGTTGATTTCAAAGAGAATACAACCAGCACGTATGGTGGATATGCTAAAAGATTCGAACCACAATATGTGATAGACGAACATTGGGATTATGGAAAGACGTTGAAGGATTGGATACAACAATATCCGTATGCTGAAGTTGAAATAGACCAAGTTCGAGAAAGGTTAGTAGAACTATCGGGAGAAGTTAATACATCATCGAGAATTGACTACCAAGACGGAATGATATTTGTTAAGGTAAGAAACAAACAAGCAACAGATGAAATCCTCGAAGAATTCTATGAAGCCGAACAAGATGGTGATTGGATAAGTCTCGACTTTGAGTCCTTCTTGACTCCGGAAGTAAATATGGAATAAACCAATTTTTTCTTTTTTTTTCTTATTTTACATTCTCGAATATATATATTCTACTATACAAACCTTTATATATGAGTAATACCGTATATATATATGGATATAATAAATATTGATAACAAGTATAATTCTCTAAACACCTATATCGATATTGTTTTGGGAGATAATCCGAAAACAAATGGATTAATCATCGATGGTGAACCTGGATTTGGAAAGACGACACAAGTTTTAAAGAAGGTTAAAGAATCGAAGATACCATATAAATATATTAAATCGTATTCTACACCACTTTCCTTATTTACGATTCTACAAGAGAATTCGGATAAGGTTATAATTTTAGATGATTGCGATAATCTATTTAATAACCGAACAGCAGTTGCTATTTTAAAGGGTGCTCTCGATGATAGTAGTGCAGGTCGAGTGGTTCAATGGAATTCAACTACATCTCGTTTGTTAGAATTAGGTATCGAGAGTGAATTCGTATTTAAAGGAAAAATA